TGATTATGTCGAGCAAGAAGCAGGAGTTAAACAAGAACGTGATCTGCAGAAGATGCGGGAACAGTCCAAGGCTCAAGCTCAAACCAAAATTATAGAAGCTGCGTTGAAAGAGCAAACACAGCCAGCTAAAGCATAAACTCTAACTATCTCTCTATCTCACATTGAGAGGACACAAGGAACTACATGAGCATAACACCAGCAGAACAGATTGAATACATTGATATCTCTATTGAACACGCTAAGGAACAAATTGCTCTCTTGGAGAGTATAGAGCGTCTGTATAAAAATAGAGATTTTAAGAAAGTTATTATTGAGCACTACATGAAGGATGAAGTGGTACGCATTGTACATGCTTTAGCTTCTCCGGCAAATAAGCATCCGGATGTTCAGGCAGGACTGCAGCGACGTATTGCCGCAGTAGGCGAATTCTCACAATTTCTCATGGCAATACAGCGCCTAGCAGAAGAGGCACAAAAGGCTATTCTGGATAATGAACAAGCTAGAGAAGCAATTCTTGCCGAGGAAGCATAGATCATGAGCGATACTTTGGATAAAGAAGAAGAAGAGATTCCTGAAGAGAGTGTTCTTGGTTTATCTGATGATGATTTTCTCGCTATGCCTACACCTGTAGTTGCCGATGAAACTTCTACTGACGTGACCATTAATGACACTGACCCTGTTATTGTTAAGTCCAATGATAGTGACGACAGTGATCCTGCTGATAATTCGGAGGTTTCCGACACGACAGCAGTTGATCCTGACATTGAAGTCCCCAAAATTGCTAAACCAACAGGGGATAAAGTTGACCCTGTCGGAGAAGATACTAAGACAGATTCAACAATTAATTATAAAGCTGAATATGACAAATTGACTGCACCATTCAAAGCCAATGGCATGATGATGCAGGTCAATAACAGTGAAGAGATTATTACTCTGATGCAAAAGGGTGCTGGGTATGAAAAGAAGATGGCTAGTCTTAAACCAGCATTAAAAATAGTCAAGACACTGGAAAAACACGGTTTACTTAATGAAACCAAGATCAATTTCCTTATTGATCTGAATAATAAGAATCCTGATGCAATCACGAAGATGGTCAAGGACAGTGGTATTGATCCCATGGCTATCGATACGGATGCAGAGAATAACTATACACCTCAAGCGGCACAGGTTAGTGAAACAGAGATGATACTGGATGAGGTACTGGAGTCAATCCAGGATACCCCTTCCTATAGTAAAACTCTCTCTGTTATTTCTGAAACCTGGGATGACGCCAGTCGTAACGCTATCGCTACTAATCCTCACATTATTTCAATAATCAATGAGCAGATAGGTAACGGTGTATTCGACAAGGTATATAGCGAAGTAATTAGAGCGCGTAGCTTTGGTAAGCTGAAAGGCGTGTCTGATATTGAAGCCTATAAAACCGTGGGAGATTACCTCCATGCACAAGGGCAACTCAATCCAGTGGCACCTGCTACAGTCAATGCCAATCACGGGCAGGAGAAAGTAGATGAACAACGGAAAAACCAAAAGAAAGCAGCGGCAATTACCTCGGGTAAACCGGCTTCTTCCACGGCAGTTCCAAAAATTAGTCCACTGGGCATGTCTGATGACGAGTTCAGTAAGATGTCTGTTTCAAACTTTACAAAATATAAATAACTACCTCATTGAATTTATAAGGAGATTTACCCATGTCCCAGATTTATAATGATCCCGTCAATGGTGCGCCTTCGACGATTGGATCACAGATTCGTACCGATTTCTATCGAAAGACCGCACTTATTGAGCAGAAAAAAGTCCAGTTTTTCTCTCAGCTTGCTGACGTTACCAATATGCCCAAGCACTTTGGTAAGAAAATCAAACTCTATCATTACATGCCTATGCTCGATGAGCGTAACATCAATGATCAGGGTATTGATGCAGCCGGTATAACTATTCTTAGCACGCAATATTTTGCCCAATTTCCTACAGAAATTTCCAGTGGTTTACTTGTACCCGCAGTCCTTAAGGTAACCAACATTACAAAAGTAGCTGCCACCGCTGCTATCAATGACAACATTGATGATGCCGGTGCTGCACGAATTGTTGCTGTTGCTGGAGCTGATGATAGTGGTGGTACGGGTTATGCAACTATCACTATGTCTCAGAGCAATGTGAAGTATGCCACTATTGCTAAAGCTACTGTTGTTGTTGATCTAAACCTTGGTGTTACTCTGCAACAGGGTTCAGGTAATCTTTATGGTTCTTCCAAAGATATTGGTACCATTACCTCTAAACTTCCCGCACTCTCCGAGACTGGTGGACGGGTTAACCGGGTTGGTTTTAAACGTTTAGACCTGGAAGGTACCTTTGAGAAGTTTGGTTTCTTTGAAGAGTACACCGAAGACAGTCTCAACTTTGACACCGATGAAGAGCTGGAAATGCATATTCATCGTGAGATGCTCAATGGTGCCGCCGAGATGACGGAAGATGCTCTGCAGATTGATCTGCTCAACTCTGCTGGTACGGTACGTTATGCCGGTGCTGCTACCAATAATGCCACTATCTCTGGTGTTGCTGCTGATCTTACTCTGGTGGATTACGCTGATATTAAACGTTTGTCCTTGGAGTTGGATAACAACCGTACACCGAAGCAAACTAAGGTTATTACCGGTACTCGCTTGATTGATACCAAAACCATTCCTGCTGCACGGGTTATGTATATTGGTTCTGAACTGCAATCTGTATGCGAGAAGATGAAGGATTATTTCGATGAACCCGCCTTCACTGCGGTGCAACATTATTCTTCCGGCGGTACAACGCTGAACGGTGAGATTGGTACTATTGGACCCTTCCGTATCTGTGTCGTTCCTGAGATGCTTCACTGGGCAGGTGTTGGTGCTGCCGAGGGAGTCAATGCTGGCTATAGCGCAACAAACGGTCGATATGATGTTTTCCCCATGCTGACTGTTGGTGAGGGTTCTTTTACTACCATTGGTTTTCAGACAGACGGTAAAACTGTAAAATTCCGCATCTTCCATAAAAAACCAGGTGAAGCTGTTGCCGACAAAACCAATCCTTTTGGTGAAGAAGGATTTATGTCGATCAAATGGTTTTATGGTTTTATGGCTTTACGTCCTGAACGTATTGGTCTGATCAAGACTGTCGCCGAGCAGTAAAAGCACGTTTTATAATCTCGTCCTCCCTGGCAACAGGGAGGACTCTTTCATATATATATTAAAAGGAACTACCAATGCCTGAAACCAATACTCTTGAAGTAGAGAATGAAGAGCTACTTCTCTTGAAAGAACAAGCTGATATAATGGGACTGGAATACCATCCGAGTATTGGTGTTACCAAACTCAGAGAAAGACTTTTGACTGCCATGGCTGAAGCGAAAGCTATAAAAGAAGCTGCTGATACTGCGGTACAACCTAATCCAATAAAAGAAACTACTCAGGAAGTAGCCAATAGAAAACGCCAGGAAGCACTGAAATTAGTACGAGTAGTAGTCAATTGTATGAACCCTAATAAGCAACTCTGGGAAGGTGAAATATTTACCATATCCAATAGAGTTATAGGCACTGCTAAGAAATTCGTACCTTTCAATCAAGAAGCAGGTTATCACATCCCACATGTCATTTACGAGTATTTATTGGATCGGCAGTGTCAGGTATTTTACACTGTCACTGACCCGAAAACAGGTAGTAAGACTCGTAGAGGGAAGCTGATTAAGGAGTTCAATGTAGTGGTTCTTCCCTCACTCACACAGAAAGAATTGCACGAATTAGCTGCGTTGCAGGCAGCTACTCGCAGTATTGACTAATATTCTGATTAGGAATTGACCATGCTAGCAGATATAGATGTAACTAAACTAACTACAACAACAGTTGACGGTACAGGTGTATTCGACAATCTTATGACTGCCGCCAAAGCGCATCTGGAGCAGGAATTCACTCTTGGTCGAATTACCGGTAAAGAGTACGCTACAGTATATTTGGGGGCAATGACTGCAGTAATGCAGGCTTCGGTTCAATTCCTAGTCAGTGCTCCTCGTGAAGAGCAGATTGAGGCAAATATTGCCAAGACAGTCGCTGAAACAAATGCCATTGCAGCACAAGTACTAAATACAGAAGCATCAACGCGTAAGATAGACGCTGAGACTAATGCTGTTGCTACGCAAGTATTAAATACTGAAGCGGATACTTTAAAGATAAAAGCTGAAACTAGTGCTGTTGCAGCACAGGTACTAAATACTGAAGCGAGTACCCTAAAGGTAACTGCTGAGACTAGTGCTATTACAGCACAGGTATTAAATACTGAGGCGAATACTTTAAAGATAACTGCTGAGACTAATGCTATTACAGCACAGGTATTAAATACTGAAGCGGATACCTTAAAAGTAAAAGCAGAAACTAGTGCTATTGCTACACAGGTAGAACACACTGCAGCAGATACCCTAAAAATTATTGCTGAGACTGCTAATACAGCCGCGTCACTCGCTATTATTAATGCTAATCTAGACAAGACACTGGCTGAGACTGCGCGTATAGGGCATGAAGTTGATCTCATCATAGCTCAGGTTGCTAAAACCAATAGTGACTCCAGTAAGATTGCAGCAGAGATTGATAAAATTAGTGCGGAGATTCTTCAGGTAGCAGCTCAGACGGATTTAATTCAGGCAAACATCGATAAGATCAATGGCGAGCTGACTATGCTCACGGCTTCTATTACCAAGACTGAAGCCGAGACACAGTTGTTGAACCAAAAAGCAATAACCGAACTAGCAAGTACTTCTGATACTATTCCTTTGGGTATTGCCTTAAATGGTTCTACTGGAGTTACTGG